GTTTGATATTTAAAATCAGGTATAAATCGTCTAACAGCCATAAAAAACTCACCATCTCCTCTATAATCTGCAACACCTGTTTGTTGACCAAGAGCACTACGTCTTGATGTTATATCCCAATCTCCAGATCGTATAAATGCAGGGATAGCTGTCGTTGCTGTGCTGTTAACTTGATCTGTGCCTTGTTCATGTTCATAGTAAATACTAGCACCATATTTATTTGTAATTCCTAATATATCAGGAAACACTGGTGTTAATGTATCATCGTAATCTGTAGCATAAGGATTATCAAATACACTTTGATCTTGATATGTTGTTCTATCTAGTGATGATGTTGTCCAACAATTTTCTGCGTAATTATAAGTTACACATCTATCAATTTGCTCAGATCCTGATTTAGGATAAAACCAATTTACCTCTGTATACAAATTATTTGCACCCGCAAAGATAACATCTCTTGAATTAAAGTTTAATCCAAGATTATCTCCGTCTGTGCTAAATACAAAATCCTCTACTAATGATGGTAATGATTTTACTGTACCATCAAATGCAAAAAATCCACCTTGTGATCCCATCCAAAACACAGCACCATTAACAAAGGTAGCTGCGTGTTGACCAATACATCCACAGTTTGTACCAACTTGTCTAACACTAAATGTAAATGGTGGACCAACAAATTGAATAACATATGCAGCAAGATCAGTTATAACAAACACATAATCTTTACCTTGTAGGGCTGCTCTTATTTCATTACCTGTATCTAATCTAAATGTACCCGCAGTGTTGGTTGCTGTTGGTGTGTATGTATTTAAATCTTCTTGATTAGAAAATCTTACAAACATTGGATCTTGTGTTGTTGTATCACCAATAGTTGTTTCAGTTCCAAAATGAAATAAGTGTCTGTCTCTGTCTGACACTAATGTAAATCTGCTAGCTGTAGGATTGTTTGTAGTTTGAAAATTAGATGTAGTTAATGATGCTCTTATAGTTCTAGCATTTGATGCACCTGCATTCCATGTAAAAGTTTTACCATTAAATATAGTTGCAACTAATACTTGACCAAAGTTATCAAGACTCCAGTTTCCTGGATCTAGAACTACGTCACTAGTAGCTCTCGCTGTTCCCCAAGTCGATGCTCCCCATGTTGATGTACCCCATCCATATCCTGTAGTTTGTGTAGTTGGTCCAACTACAACATAAGGATTAACAGTTACAGCGCCTGCTGCTGTCATACCAGAGCCCCCTTCAGCACGTGAAGCTTGAACAGTAAATTTATCTACAGTGGGTACAGTTAATATTTCGTAAACTTGTTCTAATTCTGCAGCCGTAAAATCTGATGCACCAGTTACAGTTACCGATGAAAGAGTTACATATCGTCCAACTTCTAAACCATGTGAAGCTTTATTAATAGTCACTGTTCTGGACGCATTAACTGTTGTTAATGTGCATCCAGTAATTGCTGTATCTAAAGGAGTGATGTCATAAAAGTCATTACCATAATATAAAAATAAACCTTGAGACGTTCCAATAGCGGTGTATTTTTCACCGGCAAAACTAGAAAATGCAACTTGTGCTCTCGCTGCTCCTGGTAAAGTTTTATTAGCTGCTGTTAATTGTAACCAACCACCTATTTTTTCAGGTAATCCATATCTAAATCTAACAAAATCGCCATCAGTCCACTGACCTTCTGCTCCTGATTCTGTATCTTGTTTGTTAAAACCTGGCTTGAATTTTAATTTTTGTAGCATATAAATGGTTATATAATACTTATTTAAATTATGAAAGAGAGATCTTAATGGAAAAAAGTGTAAATATCACTAATTTTATTGGTACATACGATAACTACATCACACCTGAAGAATGTGACAGAGCTATTAAATTATTCGATAATCAAGATAAATTTAATAAAACTTTAAATAGAATGATTTTTGAACAAGCTCCTATTACAGAAAAACAAGACCAACAATTTTTTGCAACAGGAGATAATATAAATGTTTGGTACGAAGATTTAAAAACAATGATGATGAATTTTGATATGGCTTTTAGACACTACGTTGAAAATACAGGTGCAAATTGTTATAATGTTCCGTTTCGTTATTCTAACATAAAAATTCAAAAAACGTTACCTACTGAAGGTTATCATATTTGGCACGTAGAACATGGAGTGGGCCACCACTTAAATGACGCTAGAGCTTTTGTATATTCTATATATTTAAATGATGTAGAAGAAGGAGGAGAAACAGAATTTTTACATTTCTCAAAAAGAGTAAAACCTAAAAAAGGTAGAATAGCTATTTGGCCTGCAGCTTTTCCATATTTACACAGAGGTAATCCTCCTTTATCAGGTGAAAAATATATCTTAACATCTTGGATGTTATTAAGATAATTAAGTTTTTATAATATAAATTATTGTTAAATAAGGTTGCACAACTGAAGTAGCATCTCCTGTAAAAGTTGCACTCATATTATGTGAGTGCCCTGTACCACTTCCAGCATTACCTGAATTACTTCCTGGGACGGCTGAGCCAGCATCACTACCGCCTCTTCCCACTGTAGAGTTATCCGCTCCAGAAGTGTGTGTATGAGAGGCAAGTTGAGCAGTTGATAAAGTTGCATTAGCTGTTGATCCTCCAATCGTTCCAGAATTTTGAACTGTGTTGGCCCCACCAGTTGATGCTAAAGCTTTAGTACCTGATTTACCCATGGCTACGTTATCTTGTAAATCTGGAACATTAAAAGTAGATGCTCCATCACCTGCACCGTAAGTTGTTCCTACAATTGCAAACAACGCAGAATAAGTTGATCTTGAAACTGCAGCTCCATTACACTCTAAAAAACCTGTTGGCACTGATGAAGAAGACCACGGCACAATGGTAGCCGTAGGGATTCCTTCAATCCCTGTAAGATTTGCTCCAGTATAATCATATTTAGTTGCTTCGTAATTTGACATATTTTATTAAGTTTTAATTATATATAACACTGTTAAAAAAGGTTGTAAAACTGAAGTAGCATCTCCTACAAAATTAGCGGACATGTTATGAGAGTGTGCTGTTCCACTACCTGTGCTACTTGATGGTACAGATCTTGCTTTTTCAAAGTTACCCTGTTCATTTGGTCTACCTCCAGCTGCGTTAGGGTGGGCGTGAGAAGCAAGTTGTGCTTCTGATAAAGTTGCATTACCTGTTGTACCAGAAACATTTCCAGTTGATGTTACAGTATTTGCTCCACCAGTTGATGCTAAAGCTTTAGTGCCTGATTTTCCAACACAACAATTATCTTGAAGATCTGGAAGATTAAAAGTAGATGCGCCATCGCCCGCTCCATAGGTCGTGCTTATAATAGCGAACAACGCAGAGTAAGTAGATCTTGAGACTGCAGCTCCATTACACTCCAAGAAACCTGTAGGTACAGAAGAATCTGACCATGGAATAATAGTGGCTGTTGGAATACCTTCAATATCTGTAAGGTTTGCTCCATCAAAATTATATTTAGTTGCTTCGTAGTTAGACATATTAAGTTTTTATTATATAAATTATTGTTAAATAAGGTTGTAAAACAGAAGTAGAACCACCTGAAAAAGTAGCTGACATATTGTGCGAGTGCGCTGTTCCGCTCCCTGCAGTACCTATGGTTCCAGATTGATTTTTTCCAGTAAAATCATTATCTGCGGCTCTAGTTCTTTGGTTCTGAGATCCTCTAGTAAATTGAAAACCACCATTGTGTGAATGGGAAGCAAGTTGGGCTTCCGATAATGTGGCATTACCAGTGCTTCCTGCAATATTTCCAGTTTTAGCTACAGTGTTTGCTCCACCAGTTGAACCTACAGCTTTAGTTCCTGATTTTCCAACCGGGATGTTATCTTGTAAGTCTGGTAATCCAAAAGTAGTTGCACCATCGCCAGCCCCATAAGTTGTGCCTATGATCGCAAACAATGCAGAATAAGTAGATCTTGAAACGTTTGATCCATTACATTCTAAGAAACCTGTGGGCACAGAAGAATCTGACCATGGTATTATTGTGGCTGTAGGAATACCTTCTATTCCTGTAAGGTTAGCACCATCAAAATCATATCTAGTTGCTTCGTAATTTGACATTTATCCTCCTAAGAAGAATAAGTCGTAGGCCTTGCACCTAATCTAGCAATTTTTTCAGCTTCAGTTTCTGTAGAATTACCTTCTTCATCAACTGCATTATCATTGTCCCAATTAGATTGTAATTGAGCTAAGTGAGCTGAATCCCATCTATTACTAAATTGACTTATGTCTCCTAAATTTGCGTCAGCAAAAGATGTATGTGGTGTTTCATCTCTATATTCTACTTCATCTGAAGTAACTGAAGTTCCATACTGGATTGCCCAAATATTTGAAAATTTTGAATCATTCCAAAAAGCATCGTCATCAATTTTATAACCTACACCTTCAGAAGCACCTTCTGCGTGGTTTTTAATTACTATTTTATCATCAAATACTACTGTCCAATTTGCATTAGTTGCCATATTATTTCTCCTTATACGTCCAACCTGTTGTAGCATCTCCTGAAAAGACTAAACAAAAAGCTGCGCCTTGTGTATTAACTGTTAAATTTGATGCTGCATTAGCTATGTTAGATCCATTTCTATCAACAACTAATGCGTTACTATTAAAATCATAACCTTGATCTACAAATGAAACCTCATCACCAGTAGCAGGTGAGGCTGGTAGCGTAATCGTCACCCCTCCACCACTTGTATTTACTAAAAGTTGAGCACCAGCTTGAACTGTTTCCGCCGCTGAAACTGCTCTCCAGTTTCTTTGCTCAGATAATTTTACAATGTTTGTACCATCAGAATATAATACATAATTGTTTCCTTCACATAAAAGGACACCTGTACCTGATGATGTTTTAAAAGTTAAAGTGTTTCCTGCATGGTCACATGCGTTTTGTACGTGATAAACTTTTTCGATTGAATCTGGAATAGATACTGTTCTATTGGCTGCTAAAGTTCCTGTTAATTTAATAACATCATTTTTACCATTTGATAAAGCACCATTGGTAAAAGTTAAAGATCTGTTAGCATTAGTTAAGTTAAAAGTTGTAAAACCACCAATAGCTTGTTCTAGAATAAGTAAGTTTGTATTTGTAATTTGACCCCAAGTTCCCGAGTTTTCACCGGTTGCTTGTACTGTAAGTTTTAGGT